TCTTCATTAAAATAGGTTCCGCAATTTGGGAAATGCCTGTTCTTGATGGATTTTCTTTCTCACAAGCAACAAACGCTTCAGAGATTACTCTGAACGAAATGTCTGATACTGCTGGAAACAGCCGTCGAGGACGACAAATGTTTACTGACTCGTATGCACCTGCAGAGTGGAGCTTTTCTACTTATGCACGCCCATTTGCGTCAGCAGGTACAGGCGCGGGTGCCGCAGATGGTGCAGCAAAGCACCACGCAGTTGAAGAAGTACTATGGGCTTTGATGGTAGGAGATGCTGCTTATTCTTCTAACACTTTTACAGGCTTTACCGCAGATACTACTGATCTTGATATTACATTCGCAAACTCAAACAAAACCACTTTAGGTACTGCTGACATCTTCTTTGTAATGGGTGGCGCAGGTTCAGGTACTAAAACTACTTACAAGATTGCAAACTGCTGTGTAAACGAAGCCTCTTTAGACTTTGACATTGACGGTATTGCAACTATTAACTGGTCTGGTATGGGTACTATCATTACTGAAGATACTGCACCAACCGCTACAATTTATGAAGCCGTTAATAGCACAAGTAACTTTATCCGTAACCGTCTTACTTCACTAGCAGCTTCATCTACTAGTCCTGGTTCTGTAACTTATGATTTAGTTCTTACTGGTGGTAATGTTACTATTTCTAACAACATGACCTTCTTGACTCCAGAGACTCTGGGTGTTGTGAACCAGCCTTTGGGCCATGTAACAGGAACTCGATCTGTTTCAGGTAGCTTTACTTGCTACTTAAACGCAGAAGCGAACTCTAGTGCGGATCTATTCGAGAACATTATCGAAGGAACTACCACAATCACCAATAACTTTGACTTAGCGTTTAAAGTCGGTGGCGCTACGGGTACTCCTCGTCTTGAGCTTGCAATGACAGATTGTCACTTAGAAGTACCAAGTCACTCAATTGATGATGTTATCTCTCTCGAGACTAACTTCCACGCTCTACCGAGTGCGATTGACGGGACTGACGAACTTACCATCAAGTATGTAGGTGCGTAAAAAAAGTTCTTGACATAGGAGGTCATTTCGACTATACTATGAAATAGAAAAAGTTAGAAGGGGCTCTTTTTCGAGCCCCTTTTATTATCCGGAGAAAAATGGCTACTTATAATATACTAAAACAGGCGGAGGTCTACCTTGTCTTCAATAGTTCAAGGTATAGACTAGACGTTACCTCAGACCTAAGTTTTAGCCAAACTTTTACGGATAAGACGTATCCTCAAAAGACGTTGCATGATCAAAGCAAAATGCACGATGCTTCTAGCATAACAAAAGCTAATGCTGCTAATTTTGAGTTTACAGTACCAGCTCTTACAGAAAGTGACTTAGATGTAGTTTTTAATCTTTTAGTAGATTATAAGTCGGGTACAAATACATTAAATACTTTTGATTTGTACATAAAACTACCAAATGATGTTTACAAACTGGAAACTTGTGTTATAACAAATGGGACATTCTTAATTGAGAAATTAGAGAACCTCAAGTTGACACTAGCCGGAGAAGCATCAAAGCTAACACGAGGAGCAACTTTACCTACTGCGAGTACAAACCCTGCAGTTACAGTTGTTAACCGTTCAGCAAATCGTACGCATCAGCGTATGGATTATTTATCGGTATCAGTAGACTCCACTCCTCTCACAGAAGGGATCTACGAAGTTTCGGTGGAGCTACAGAATGAGATAGAGTGGACTCCCTATGAAACTGTCAATAATGCATTGAATGTGACAAATGCTGCCACCTCAATGTACCCCTCTAGTTTCACACTAAAGAAACGAATTCTTTCAGGTTCAATTGGACAGTATGTACTTAGCAACTTTAATAGTGATACTCAACAGTGGAAAACTGGAGTTCCAATCGTAATTAAAGCAGGAGAGACTGATGAGATAGGTTTTCAGTTTGATTTAACAGGCTGTACCTTTACAAACAGAAATAAAGTTGCTGAAGTTTTTACTCAAGCTTACGACTGGAAGATGAATGATAACCCTGCCGATCTTGGCAATATAATTAAATTTAACAACATATAAGGAACAATGATGGACTTAAAAAAATTAATGGTCGATACCAAAGCAGTTTGGGTTGACTTTCCTGGTTTGAAAGGCTTCAAAGTAGAAGTAGCAAACCTATCAAGAAAAGAGCTTAATGGACTTCGTAAGAAGTGTACCAGCACTAAGTTTGATAGAAAAACACGACAAGCAGTAGAAGAGCTAGACGAAGAAAAGTTTGTTACAGAGTTTACACGTTCTGTAATTAAGAATTGGAAAGGACTTGCACTCGAGCACCTTGAAACACTACTACTTGTAGATATATCTGATCAAGACCCTAAAAAAGAGCTAGAGTACTCCGAAGAAAATGCAGAAACTTTAGTATCGTCTTCTACTGAATTTGATACTTGGCTCAATGAGGTAGTCTTTGATCTCGATAACTTTCGTACAGGATCAAAAGACTCAGTTACTAAACCGGCTGGAAAAGTACTTCAAGAACAGTGAGTCAAAAATGACGCGAGAGCGTTATTTTAAGATGTGCGAGCAACTAGGGCAGGAGCCCAACCCAGAGGAGATTCCTCCAGATATAGAGGATTTTCCTGAAATAGCAGTACAAGCACTGACAACTTTTAGTAGTTTAGCTGATAGACTATATCCAGATGTAGGATATCTGGGAAAAGATTTTACAACCCTACCCTACTACTTAGAAATGTATGGAATAGAGGACAATGAATTGTTCTTAGAACTACTGACTTATTTAGAGTCAAGGGCTATCAAAACTTCCCAAGATCAACTTAAACGGGAAAGGGAGAAGCTAAAGAGAAAGAAATAGTGGCAGATACAATAACAGTCAAGTTTAAAGTCATGGAAGACGGTAGCTTACAAGCTATTGGTAAAAATGCTGAAAAAGCTGCTGCTGGCTTAAACAAGGCTGGGGCTTCTGCCGATAACTATAGTAAGAAACAGAAGGGTGTAGCAGGAATATCCTCTAACTCTACTAAAAACTTCTCAAAAATGACCACAGGAATAACAGATGGTCTAGTACCTGCTTATGCTACTTTAGCCGCTAACGTATTTGCGTTAACTGCGGCTTTTGGTGTTCTTTCGAGAAATGATGCAATTAGTAAGCTAGAGGAAGGCTTGGAGTTTACGGGTAGAGCCGCAGGTAGAAACCTTACTATAGTTGCTGATAAACTTCAAGAAATCACAGATAATGCTATTTCTGCTGAACAAGCAATGAGAACAACCGCAGTAGGTATCTCAGCAGGTTTCACTCAAACACAAATGGAAGGTCTGGCAAAAGTAGCGAAAGGAGCTGCAATGGCTCTTGGTAGAGATTTAGGCGATGCAATGGATCGTCTTACTAGAGGTGCCGCAAAACTTGAGCCAGAAATTCTTGATGAATTAGGTATCATGGTACGCCTTGACGATGCAGTAAGAGACTATGCTCTTGCTGTAAATAAAAGTCATACTGAACTTACCCAGTTCGAAAGACGTATGGCTTTTACAAATGCAATTATTGCAGATGGTATAGGTAAGTTTTCCGCACTATCAGAAGCACTAGACCCCAGTGCTTATGCTCAACTATCAGCTAGTTTTTCTGATTTAACAAAATCGTTCATTGAAGGATTGAATACTCTTGCAGGCCCTTTCTTAAAGTTTTTAGCCGATACTCCTATGGCCTTAGCCGGTTTAGCAGCAGCATTTGGAGCCTCTATAAGTGGTCAAATGATAGGCGGCCTTGAAGGAATGGCAAAAAGCTCTGCGCAAGCGTCAAAAGCTACGCAAGATTTAGTCGGTCAATCTCTAAAGGGAGTAAAAGCCCACGAAAAACTAGGAAAAGCTTTTAACGAAGTAGCAAACGGAGCTACTCGAGAGAAGAAAGACCTAGATCGAATGATGAAAAGTTTAAATATGTCTATTAACATGACCTCTAAAGACATAGTTAAGTTAAAACTTGCTAAAAAAGTTAGAAATGAGTTAACCAAAGAAATTCATTTATACGATATTGCAAATGCAAAAAGTACACATAGTAGTGCTATATCTACTATGCAAACGCATGGGCTTTCCGCCGCAGCAAAGATACAAAAAGAAGCATTTAGACAGCTAGCAGTCGCCCACACTACAGCAACAGCTACTACAACAGGTTTTGCTACTGCAGGGGTTTATGCTCGAACAATAACTACTGGAGTGGCTATGTCGGTTCGCTTCCTAGGTGCAGCCTTTCTTACTGCTATGCCTTATATTGCTGGCGTATTAATGGCTTTTTCTTTACTTGCTCCCATATTTAAAAGTCTTTTTGGTGATACCACCAAACTTGGAAAAGCCACAGAGATTAATAATAAAAGATTTAAAGAATTTTCAAAAGTAGCCGCGCAGTACAGTACAAGTATTGGACACGCAAAAAATAGTACAGAAGCCTGGATAGCAACCTTAAAACCTGTTGCAGGATTATTAACTGAAATATCTACGGCATTAGATACTGCTCAAGCAGCAGCAGACGCTGACAGAATATTAGTTTTAGCAGAGGCGACAGTTAAGTTAAAAGACGCGCAAGAATCCTATAAAAAATCAAGTAAAGGAGCAAGTCAGTTCGCAGGGCTATCAGATTCTATAGACATAATACAGGCTCAAGCAGAAATTGCCAGAGGAGGAGATCTCAGCGAAGAAACTTTGAAAAAACTAGAAGAATCCGCAGTTAAAGGTGCCTCTAGTATTATGGGAGCTTTTACTACCATGAGCGCTTCTTTAAAAGACTCAGGAGTTGATGGAAAAGCAGCTCTAGGAGTGCTTGAGCGAGCACAACAAAAAGTATCTGATGCATTTCAAGAGTATGCATCAGGTGATCGAGGTCCGGAAGCCTATAAGAAACTATCAGATGCTATTAGAGCAGTTGCTAATAATGCATCTTCAGCAGTCAATGCATTTGAAACATTTAATGAGACAGTAAAAAAAGCTAAAGAATTGATAGGAGATCAAACCGCAACTTTAGGACCTTATGCAAAGCATCTGGACAATGTTGAGGAGGCTATAAATAAAATAAATGCTGCAGGATCGGAAGGTGGGCCCACGGAAGATCAAGCAAAGAAAATTCTTGCGGCTTATGGGTTTGAAAACGGAACAGTCGCTCAACTAGAAAACTTCCAGAAAAAATTAAAAGAGCTAAATAGTGGTATACTAGCTAATGAAATGGCAATGTCTGATTTGTCGGTAGAAAAAGCCGTAGGAGCCGACCCTATTGCACTAATGAAAGAAGAACTAAAACTACAGAATGATAGAGCAACCCTAGCTCTTAAGGAACTAAACCTCGCGGCAAAAGGAACTCAAGTTAGAATAGATAAGCAACACGATCTTAACAAAGAGCTTCAAAAAGAAATAGAATTAAGGCAGAAACTTGCAGATAAACTAGCCGCGGATGCAACAAGTTCGGGTATGGGAGCAGGAGCAGCAGCAGCAATTTCAGGACAAGCCGCTATTACGTCTGCAGCTGGAGATGCAGGAAAAAGTGACGCTAGAAATAAACAAGCAAAAGGTATTCTTGCAGGCGTAGCAACAGACCTAGCTGCTATTGGGCCTGAGGGTGCTCTAATGTCTTCCGCGATAGAAGGGGCACTTAATATACAAACTGCTTTCTCTACTGCTTTCGAAGTTATGGGTGATAAAAGCGCTGAGATGTCTACTAAAGTTCAAGCAGGTCTTGGAGCAGCGGCGGCCATGATTTCAAGTCTTGGAGCAATCTCTAAGGCCAGTTCAGATGCAAAAGTATCAGGCCTTGATGAAGAAATAGCCGCAGAAAAGAAAAGAGACGGACACTCAGCGGCTAGTACAGCAAAAATTAAAGCTCTAGAAGCTAAAAAACTTGCAACGCAGAAAAAAGCGTTTGAAACCAATAAGAAAATGAAAATGGCTCAAACGGTAATTTCTACAGCTATGGGTGCTATGGCAGCTTACAGCTCCGCCATGGAGAGTATTCCTGCTCCCTATAATGTTCCCGTTGCCGTAGCAATGGCAGGCATGGTAGCCGCGATGGGAGCAAAGCAACTTTCTATGATTGCTAGTACTTCTTTCCAAGGTGGCGGCAGTGTCGGTGGAGCAGCTCCTCCATCCACGATAGCAGTAGGCTCACGTAGTTCTTCAGTTGATCTGGCTAAAGGTCAGAACGCAGGCGGAGAACTTGCGTACGCACGAGGAGAGCAGGGCATAGGGTCAGGAATGACAGACTTTAAACCTACTAGTGCATTCGCAGGATATAAGCACAGAGCCGGTGGTGGTTATGTTGTAGGAGAGCAGGGACCAGAATTGTTCATGCCAGACACCCCCGGACAAATTATTCCTTCAGGTCAAGGTACCGGAGGACAAACAAACGTAAACTTTTCAATCAATGCAGTAGACTCTGCGGGTGTAGAAGACTTACTAATGAATCAACGAGGAAACATAATCGGAATGATACGAGAGGCCGCTAACGAACACGGAGAGTTCTTTTTAGAAAGCGTACAGGATAAATCATACTAATGAGTACATTTACTGAATTTACAAATATTTTACCAGATCCCAATAACGCTATTGGAGAGTCGGGGCAAGCTGGAGGAACAGCAGGCCCTGGATACTCTTCTGTTAAGCTGGCATCTGAACATAAAATGATGAATACTAGAACTAACTCCGGCAGGCTTATTAGTAGAGAAGTGTCTGGACATAAATGGAATATATCTATTTCATATAATCCGATGACTCGAGATGAGTTTGAACCTATTTACAGTTTCTTGCTTCAAAAGCGTGGATCACTTACTCCTTTTTTCGTTTCTTTACCTCAGTACAAAGCACCTCGTGATACAACTTTCGCTACGTTTGTAGCAAGTAACACATTTACCATGGCCGCAGCTGGAGCTGCAGGAGCTACAAATATTCTGATTACTCATGCAAGCTACGATAAAGACACAAAGGGTAAAGCAAAGCCTGGAGATATATTTACAATTGCAGACAGCTCTGACTCTAATCATAAAAAAGTATATCAGGTTACTCGTGTTGAACATGATGCTGACTATCTATCTGGAGGCACTGCACCAACTGCTAGCCAGCTCCGAGTGCATTTTACCCCTGCACTTCAAAGAGCAGTAGCCACAGGCTCCGGTTCAGAGGTAGAGTTTAACGATCCAAAGTTCCGTGTAGTTCTAAAAAATGACGTACAGGAATATGACTTAAATACACAGAATCTATACAGCTTTTCTCTAAAGCTAGATGAGGCCCAACCCTAATGACAATCCGAACAATTAACAGTACTCTTAAAAATTCTCTGATGAACTATGATCCTTTTGTTGTAGCGCATCTTATTAAGTTTGAAAAACCTCAAAGTGTGGTTCAGTACGGAGGTAAGTCAAAAGGTTTAGCTACTGATTATACTTATATTACCGATGCTCAATATGATATTTCGTATGATGACGGTACGACAACTACGGAAGGCGGGGCTATACCTGCTCAGCTATATCGTGCAAACAAAGTTACTAAGTTAGGTACTGTAAACGAAAGTATACAAGCAAAAGCATCAAATATGAGTTTAGTACTAGACTCTGCAAGTCTAGGAGCCTCTGCCACTACTAGTGCTACGTTTACTTCTTCTGTTATGACAGGCAATGTTGATTTGGCGGCAGAAGGGTTTCAAGAAGGGGACAAAATACTTTTATCAGGTTCTGGTAATACGAACGACGGCACCTATGTTCGTATTGATAGTTTTCAAAATGACGGTAAAACTATTACTTTTACTCAAATTAGTGCTATTTCCGTTAATGGAACAGCACAGACATACACGGTCACATTAGCCGCAGAAGAGTTGAACATATTACTAACAGATAAGACATCCTCGTCCTATACTAGTTATATTAATCGTGAAGTTATTATATACAAAGTACATATCAATCCTGATACTCGTGCTATTATCGGTGAGCCTTATCTCTACTTTAAAGGTATTACTAGCGGAGCTTCTATTAACGAGAAGTTAGATTCTTCAGAAATAACATGGACACTCTCAAGTCATTGGGGAGATTTCTTACGTGTTCAAGGTAGACTGACAGATGATGCAACCCATAGAGCTTTACGCTCTGATGGCTCCGCCGATATAGAATCTGTAATTAAACCAGAGTATGCAGGAGACTTAGGTTTTCTACATGCTAACACAGCAATTAATCATATAGCTACTTATAACACGGTAGAAATAGAGTACAAACAAGTAGATATTAATGGAGGCTGGTTTGGAGGCAAAAGACTACGAGAAGTAGAAGTAGATGTTCCCCGTCAAGTAGACCTTCAATTTAATATTCAAGCAAAGATGCTACCTGTAGTATATGGTGTTCAAAAAATAGACTCTTTTCCTATCTTTGTAGATACAAACAAAAGTAACTCGGCAGAAGTATTTAGAGCAGATGCTCTCTGTGAAGGCCCTATTGCAGGTGTACTAGATATTTATCTAGAAGATAATAGCACCATTTGTTTGGACAAAGCAGACTTTGATACTAGAGATACTACAGGAGCGAATTTTAACGCAGATAGTGTTGAAATTATATGTTCAGGTAGAATGGATAGAGGAGATACTCTAGCACACTACACAGGTTCTGCAGGGTCTACTCTGGATTTTACTGGTATTTACCTCGGTGAGGCAGCAATGTATTACGCTAACCAAGAGTACTATACTAATTATCAAGATGTGACCTACTCTAGCATTGCCACAGGTGCTAGGAATTCTTCCACAGGAGATGCCACAGGTATTCTTCACAGAGGAACTCATAGTATTAGAAGCCCTTTAAATGCCTCTTTCACTTTTCATTCTGGGAAAGAAAATCAAAAAGCAGATGATAAATTAGTCTCGATGGCTCAAGGCAACCAGTTCAAAGTTCAAAGTGATTATTACACAGGTAAAGCTCAATACTGGTCACCTTCTCATAGAGTATTAGACACAGCATATGTTGTAGGAAAATATACTATTGCAGAGGGAGAAACTACTCTGCCTGAAATGAAATTTGTAGTTCGAGGTAGAGACCCTGAGTGCTACAACTACGACTATAGCTATAAACAGGACTCAAGCCAGACAAACGCAGATGTCAGCACTTTTAATTTGGGGGACACTGTAACCCTTAAAAAATCAAATGGTAGTATGGCAGATGCTTCAGTAATGATTATCGATAAGTGGTCTACTTTTGATGGTGAAGGTAACAGAGATCATAGATTTAGATTCTCTCCTGCTCCTAATTTAGGAACAACTACATCTTTCTATATGCAAAAAAGTACTAGTAATTGGCATATGCAAACTTGGGACCATACAGAAAATGCCGCAGACGTAGGAGCAAACTTATACCATTCTAGTTTTTCTGTGGCGGCAGGAACAAATCGAGGAAGAAAAGTTACTTTAACTTCTCCGAGCACAGCATTCGAACACGCGATTAGTCACGATGAAGCAATAGTAGGTATTTATGATTCTGCAAATTCCGGTCTAGTAGCTTCTAGCTATTCTGATTTTTCTTATAATGCCAGCACTAATATTGTAGATGATCTTACTCGACTAACTTCAGATCCGGGCATAGATAGAATTTATGTTAAAAATGCCATACAGTTAGATAGCGGAGCCAGTAGTACTGATGATTATTACAATGGTAATATTATTACTCTTACTGATAACTCCGGAGAAGCTCCTTATATCCAAGAAAGAAAAATTATAGACTATGATGGCACTACTAAAGTTGCTATAGTTGATGCTGTCTGGGACTATAATTATTTACCTTCTACATCCTTAGAGTATTCAATAGGCTCTATAGGAGATAGACGAGTAACAATTAATCCTGCTATGCAACTATTAGACTATATGACTAGCAAAAGATATGGCAAGGGTTTAGATGTTACTAATGATATAAATATAGACGCGTGGGCACAAGCAGCTAGAGAGTGTGATACTCGATCAGATGTAACAATAGCAGTTCCTACAAGTACTAGTATTACGACTAATCAAGTTTATAGATACCCTGGTACAGGAACCCCTCAATTTATGGGCACAGTAAAAAGTGTGCTTACTTTAGGAGGGAAGAAACAAGTTGTATTTAAAGATGTTGTAGGTAAACTAGGAACTAAATGGAACTCTTGGCAAACTTTTGCAAGTGGTCAACTTTATTGGCATAATGGGAAAGTATACTCAGGTTCAGACGCCATAGTACCTACAGCCCCCAGCTCTAATCATTTAGTCAGTCTAGCCCTGAAGAGAGTAGGAGGGAGTACTATATCAGTAGATCTTTCAGAAGTATCTGCTAATGGTAACCCTCTTGTGAAAAAGTATAGTACTCTTACATCTAGTTATACAGAGTCGGGGTACTCGTTGTATGATGGAGATGATGTAAAGTATTGGAGATACGTTGGTTGGGACGATAATTCTCAGAGAAATGTTACTCGTCATCAAATGAACCAAGTAGTTGATACTAGGTTACCTTTATTTGATAACATCAATAAGATGTTGAACCAGTTTAACGGTATTTTAAGATACACCTCGGGCAAGTACGAATTAGAAGTTAAAAGTAAAAAGGGAGCCGTAGATACTGCGGAAAAAATATCAGAAGAAGATATAATTGGTACAATTAAACTCAGTGATAAAGGACTAAAAAATAGTAAAAACTATGTTAGTACTTCTATTATTGATCCTAATAATAAGTTTGAGGGAAGAAGTATCTCTTTCTTTAATTCTACCTATCTTAAAGAAGACAAAGGTATTCAAAAGAAAGGTCAATTTAGTTTACCAGGGATAACAAACTACTTTAATGCTAGATTTAATATTAAGCAGTATTTAGATGAATCTCGATATGGTTTAACTATACAGTTCACAATGGCACCAAGAGGCCTCTTACTAGTTGCTGGTAGTATAATTGAATTTACTTATTCTCGTTTTGGCTATGCTTCCAAAGCATTTCGTATTACTAATCTTAACTTTAAAAAGGATGGGACAGTCGATGTAACAGCAGATGAGCATAATGATGGTGCTTATGTTATCGAAGAAGGTGGAAACGGGTATGGTGTAATAGAAGACCCAAGCGCTGGACAAGCTCCAGAACCTTTACCTATACCTGCTCGCCCCACCAACTTACAAGCAACTCAAACAAATCAAGGAGAAGTAATTCTTACATGGACAAATACGGACTCGTTTACAAGTGCTTCTCATGAAGTGGAGATTTATCGAGGAACTGTAAATAATTTTACAGATGATTCCGTAGTAAAAATAGGCTCTTCAACTACAGATACCTTCCCCGACTCTATAAGTGTAGGCTCAGGGTTAACTACTCGTTACTACTGGATACGTTATGTTGTCCGCATGCCTCAACTGAATTTAGCAGGTTCAGAATTTAGAAATGTACCTTCTTTGTACTATCCAAATACAGATGATTCTGGTTTCACAAATGGAGAAGGTATTACAGGTGTTGGTCTCTCGGTAAATGCGGTAAGAAGTATTAGTATAGACCCCGGCACTACTACCTCTTTTGTATATCAAAATGATGAAACAGGTATTGAATCAGGATATACCACTACTACAAATATTACAAGTACTAAAACGAATGATGCCGGTACAGTTACGTATGTATGGAAATTAAATGATGTAGTTATAAGCGGAGCAACGAGCGCTAACTATACTTATACACCTCCCAATGCTTTTGGAAGTATGCCGCAAAAAGTATCTGTACACATGACAGACACTGTAGGCTCTGAAACTTTTACTGCTACTGACGTTGTAACCTTTACAGGTACTAAGATTGTAGTAAATGGATCCGCAGGAGTAAACGGCTTCACCGTCACAGCGACTAATGGTACGCATAATTTCTCCGCTTCTAGCACAGGTACTATAAGTAGTGTATCAAACTATTCTAGTACTTTTACAGTGCTTAAAGGAACTACTGTTTTAACTTACGATGCAGGTGCAAGCCCTGCTGCAAATACTTACAAACTTGGAGCTTTTGCAAACGTTTCACCCGCTAACTCGGTCGTGCCTATAAACACAAACGGAACAGTTACTATATCGAGTAGTTCAGGCACTCTTTTATCGGGTACTAGTGTTACTCAAGCTATTTTTGACGTGCCTATTATAGAAAATGCTTCTGGTGCTACAATTGCTACCTTCAAGATATCTATAACCAAAACTTTAGATGGTGAACCCGGCCTAGATGGCGTTAAAGCAGCGCTTGTCTACGCATACCAGAGATCGAGTTCTGCATTAACCAGTAATCCAGGAGCTGTTACGGTTAATCTAAATACAGGGAAAATTACAACAAGTAGTTTAGCAAATAGTTGGGAAAAAGAAATACCTTCCGGAACTAATCCTTTATATATAACAGCAGCTACAGCTGCGGGAACAGGTAGCACTGATACAGTCCTAGCTGATGAGTGGTCTTCTCCTGTTGTTCTTGCTAGAAATGCAGATGCTTTGACAGTAAGTACCTCTTACAATTCCAGCACAGGAGAAACAACTTTAACATTTAGTGATGGAAGTACTGCTACAGTTAATGACGGTACGGATGGAACAGATTCCGGGGTAAAAGTAATTTATGCTGCAGATGCTAGTGGTACCAATGCTAGTTTTACACAAGGTTCAAGAGATTTTGTAAACTACTATGAATGGACAGGTTCTGCACCTAGCAGTGTTCCTAGTGGTTTGACCTATACTAAATTTATAGGCGAGGACGGAGACAGCGAAGGCGTTATTCCTATTTATGCCGCAGATGCTAGCGGTACTAGTGCCAGCTTTACACAAGGATCTTTAGAGTTTGTAAACTTCTATGAGTGGACAGGTTCAGCGCCTAGTAGTGTTCCTAGCGGTTTGACTTATGTTAAATTTATAGGAAGCCCTGGGGACCATGGACTAAACTCTGCACCTGTATTTATCTTTAAAAAGACAAATTCTTCCTCGGAAAGCACCAAACCTAGTGGAAATACTACCTATACGTTTAATACTGGAGGAGTTTCTTTTACAAACGCCAATGGTTGGAGTGCAACCATTCCTAACGGTACAGAGACTTACTTATGGGCAAGAACAGCTACTGCAGCTAATACTGCCGACACAGATACTATCCCAGATTCGGAATGGTCACCTGCAGAGCTACTAGCTGTAGGAGGTGGAGACGGTGTTCGAGGCGGTGGCATATTTACATTTGAAGAAAGCACTGATAGCAACATTAATGCTACAACTGCAGCGGCTTATGCAGGTACTTTTACTACTGCAAGTGCTCAAGCAGTAGCAGCAGCAGTAATCTCAGCAGCGCACGATTCTACACTTCGTCCTAATGATCGAATAACTGTAACTGATAACAGTGCTAATAAAGCAGGAACCCGAGTTTATACGGGCTCTGCGCAAACGGCCTCTGGAAGTGTTGCTACTGGCGACTTTAGCTCGCTTGTTGTAGAAACTTTTGACGGAAGTGTAATCGTTGACGGTACTTTAAGTGCAGACAAACTAGCAGCAAATACTATTATAGGTAATAACATAAAAGTTGGTAGTAACTTAGAGCTAAACAACAGCGGGGCATTCTATACTAGCAATAAAACATCCTATACAGATAATGATGCAGGTTTCTTCTTAGGATATGATACTAATACTCATAAGTTAAATTTAGGCGATGCTAACAACTACGTTAAATGGGACGGAACTAATCTAACGATTGCAGGAACAATTGCAATGACGGGCAGTAGTACAATTGGAGGCACAACAGCTTCTACAGTTACAAGCGGAGCCGCAGCGGGTGCTACAGCTAACCAAGACTCAACCTCTACTATCCTAGGTGGTAATCTTACTGGTACTGTAAATAATACAGCTGTTGCTACAGTTACAAGCGGAGCCGCAGCGGGTGCTACAGCTAACCAAGACTCAACCTCTACTATCCTAGGTGGTAATCTTACTGGTAGTGTTGGAAACTCGCCAGCCTCCACTGTCGCAGTTGCTCATCAAACTGCCGGAGGAGCTTCTTCAGGAAATAGCAGAGCCTTTATGAATAGCAATGGCCTCTTAGTAGTGGACGGCAGCGGCCAAAAACGAATAAAGATAGGTAATCTATCTAATTTATAGTACCATAAAAAAAATAATTCTTGACATAACAACCCAAGTTAGCTATAATTCTGTAATGGAGGAAATCAAATGAGTGCAGCCCGCTACAACTTAGTTATCGACCAAGGTTCCGACTTTGCGATAAACTTTACAGTGAAAGAAGATGGATCAGTTAAAAATCTGACAGGCTACTCTGCGCGTGCTCAAATGAGAACATCAAAGGCATCCACTTCTATAGCCGCTACGTTTACTTGTAATATTGCTAGCCCTGCTAATGGAACAGTTACTATGTCTTTACCAAATTCAACTAGCTCTGGCCTAACCGCAGGAACTTTTGTTTATGATTTGGAGATTTTTACTGCTAATAATGCTAGTGTCACAAGGCTTATACAAGGGTCAGTCGACCTTACTCAAGAGGTTACTAGATAATGGCAATTACTATTACAGCAACCCCTATACAAAACGGTATCGAAGTCACAGGAAATAGTACCACGATCAGTGCAGCTAACATAGCCCTTGCAGATACTAATGCTTCAGCCATGGGAATATCTTCAGTCTCAGGTCTCTCCGCCGGTAACGTGCAAGATGCTCTTGAAGAACTAGCAGGACAAAATTTTGGACAAGATAACACACCAACAGGGTCTCAAGTCAACGAAGGGGACACATGGTATGATACAGATGATAATCAATATAAAATATATCGCGAAACAAGCAGTGGAGTATTCCAATGGGTACCTATAATGGTAGGCTCATCCGACGGGGACTCAGATACACTTGACGCAGGAGCCTTTTAAGGCTAATCCCGGAGACCCCTAAATGGCTCAAACAATTAAAATCAAAAGAAGTACATCAAACGCAACACCGACTACCCTATTAGCCGGTGAATTAGCATACTCGGGCAAAGCAACTAGTAATAAATTATTTATTGGACACCCAGACGGTACTACAGGCGTAGTTGCTATTGGTGGTCAATACTATACTGGTGTTATTGATGGTGCAGCTTCTGCAAACACCGCAAGCAAGCTCGTAAAACGTGATGGCTCTGGTAACTTTAGTGCAGGAACTATTACTGCAAATATTACAGGTAACGTTAGCGGAAGTGCCGGAACTGTTACAAGCATCTCCGGACATGATACCGATGACCTCAGTGAGGGTTCAACCAAGTTATACTTCACTAATGCAAGAGCAGATGCTAGGATTGCCGCGGCAAGTACTAGTGATTTAAGCGAAGGTACAAACTTGTATCATACAACTGCAAGAGCAAGAGGGGCAATTAGTGCTTCTGGTGATATAAGCTATAACTCTACTACAGGTGTTATTTCTTTCTCTCAGGCGGCATCAGCTGTAACAAGTGTAAACTCTGCAACTGGTGCAGTAGTACTCGATACAGACGATGTAGCAGAAGGATCTAGTAATTTATATTATACTAACGCAAGAACAGATACTCGTGTAGATGCTATTCTTAAGCACTCTGGCCATAGTAATATTACTGTTGCGGATGGGGCTGATGGTAAACTAGTTCTTACAGCAGCCGCACAGTATGGTGATAGTGATGTACAATCATACCTATCTGGAGGCACAGGAGTAACTCTTAGTAATTCTGGTGAGTTTAGTATTGGTCAAGCAGTTGCTACCAACTCTAACGTAACATTCAATAATGTATCGGTAGATGGCACTCTAACCTCTGACGACATTACTTCTACAAATATCTCGGTTGCTGGTAATGCTACAATTACAGGCAATCTTATAGTTCAAGGTACTACTACTACTGTTAATTCTACCGCTGTTGCTATTGGCGACAACATCATGGTACTTAACAAAGACGAAGCAGGTACTCCTTCTGCAAATGCTGGTATCGAAATTGAACGAGGAACTGCAACAAACGTATCTTTCTTATGGAATGAAAGCAACGATAACTGGACTGTAAGTGATGGAACTGCAACTTCTGTAGTTTTAACTGCTGCTAACTTTGCTAGTACGTTTACGGGCACCCTTGACGGCGGCACATTCTAAAACTAAACATAACCCCCTAGCGTATATACGCAAATACTAGGAGAGCCAAATGGCACAAACAATAAAATTAAAACGCTCGGCAACGTCGGGCAATGTTCCGACTGCCGCCCAAATTGACTTGGGAGAGCTTGCTATAAATACCACAGATGGTAGGGTGTATATGAAAAAGGGTGATAATAGTATTCTCACCCTTAACCCTCATGCTCTATCTGAAATAGATAATGATATGTGGGAAGTAACTTCTACAACTCCTACTAATGGAAACGGTAAGCCTGCAGGGTACGTTTGGTATATAGTCTAATATGACTATTAAAGTTTATCACTCTGGAAGTCTTGTTGAGCCTTCCCAGATTATTGTTAAAGGCAATGCTGGGACGCTTAGAGGGGTTAACTTTGTCTTAGCAAAAGGTGCTAATACTTTTCATACTGCTTGGGAGGGAATATATGTTACCGACAGAAGCACAACTACAACTTTTAACACTGTAACAGCTTTTACAACCTCCTTCGAAACCTCTCTAGCTACTAATATAAGTACTACGACTACGTTTGATACTACTTTTGATACTCTTACATCAACAAGTGTCAGTACCACTACTACTTTTACTACTTCTTTTGAGACGACAGCTTCTACTAGTAAAAGTACTACTACCTCTTTTAATACTGCTTTTGAAACAAGTAAAGGAACAAGTGTAGCAACTACTACAGCTTACTTGACCGTTTACGAAACCACTAGAGAGAGTGGAACAGTATATGAAACAAGTAGATCTACAAGCAAAAGTACCACTACTACTTTTGATACTGTGTTTGATACAGGGCTTTTAACAAGCAGAGCCACTACGTCCGTCTATAATACAACTAGAGACACTAGTACTTCTCGTTCTACCACTACTACTTTTAATACTGCTAGGGTGACTTCAACAAGTAGAACAACGACTTTTGATACAAATTTTCAAACAAGCAATCTCACTACTCTAGCAACCCTGACGTCCAGGGCTACGGGTACGAGTAAAAGTACCGATACTGTATATAATACTACTAGAGCAACCGCAACAAGTAGTATAACTACTAGAGGCACAACTACAACATTCAATACTACGCTGTCTACGACAACTGCGTACAATACTACCTTCAGTACAAACAGTGTTTTTGTTACTGAAATTTCTACTACTACCGCTTACACTACTACTTTTAATACAGGTCTTTTAACCGACGTAGGTACTACTACTGTATTTTCAACAAGTACTTCTGTAGGTACAACTACTACCTTTAGTACAAATACAGTATTTGACACATCTAAGTCTACTAGTACTGTATATACTTCTACTTTTAATACCGGATTAATTACTGATCGTAGTACAACGACTACTTTTACAACTACGACCACTTTAAATACTACTACAGGTTTTGGTACAACTACTACTTTTACAACTACAAGAGCTACCAGTACTGCATTTAATACCACGTTTGAAACAGGTATAATTACGGATCGTAGTACTACTTCTGTGTTTAACACGTCAACAAGTAAAACTACTCTTACAAGCTATAACACTTCTTCAGTATTTAATACAGATAGAGCCACCACTACCGTATATACTTCTAGTTTTAATACAGGATTGCTTACTAGTCGAGGAACTGCTACAAGCAGAAATACTACTACCTCCTATAACACTAATACTGTATTTAATACGACTACTGCATTTAATACTTCGAAAAGTACAACTACTACGTATACAAGTACTTTTGCCACGTCTAGAGGTACTTCTACGAGCAGAACTACGACAACCGCCTATGTGACTTCTAGCGTGTTTAATACCTCTAGAAACACTGCGGAAAGTAGAGGAACGTCTACAAGTAGAAACACGACAACTACTTTTGGTACTACTACAGCTTATACCACTGGTACTACTTTTAATACGTCTAAGAATACTTCTGAAAGTCGAGCGACAGGTACTTCTAAGACTACTTCTACGGCTTTTGGTACTACTACAGCTTATACTACGGCCACTACTTTTGGTACTTCAAATAATACTACAACAGGCTTTGGTACTACTACAGCCTATACTACTGCCACTACTTTTGGTACTTCAAAGAATACTACAACGGGTTTTGGTACTACCACAGCCTATACTACTGCCACTACTTTTGGTACTTCAAATAATACTACAACGGGTTTTGGTACTACCACAGCTTATACTACTGCCACTACTTTTGGTACCTCGAAGAACACTTCAACGGCGTTTGGTACTACTACAGCTTATACGACCGCCACTACGTTTGGTACCTCGAAGAACACTACAACGGCGTTTGGTACTACTACAGCTTATACGACCGCCACTACGTTTGGTACCTCGAAGAACACTACAACGGCTTTTAATACTACTACAGCTTATACTACCTCTACGGCTTTTGGTACTACTACAGCTTATACTACCTCTACGGCTTTTAATACTTCGAAAGGCACGGGAGCAAGTGCGAGCAGGGTGACTTCTAGAACGACGACTTTTGGTACTTCTGTAAATACTTATAGGGCTACAAGTAAAAGTACATCGAGAAATACTTCAGGATATGGTAGTTACACATCTTATCAATTCAGCAATAGCCATCCCCTTTACCAATGGTTTGTCACAAGCACAAATGCTTATAACCATACGTTTACGTTGAGTTGGAACGGTGCTACGGTAGGTACCGGTAGTGGTAATGGAACCCTCTCTACGCATGGAGGATATCAGTATAATAGAGGTTCATTATTTTCTTCGGTATTGTTTAAAGGCTCTACTCTTGCTACCTACTATATTCGTCGACGAGCAGTTACTACCGTAAGTACTACGTTTACTACCGCGTATGTCACTGCTTATGCCTCTAGTTTTAATACGTCGAGAACGACTACTTATACTACTGCATTTTCAACAAGTTGGAATACCACTTTTATTACTTCTAAAAATACTGCAGAAAGTCGAACCACTACTACAAGCAGAAATACCGCAGAAAGTAGGAGCACTGCTACAAGTAGAAATACTGTAAGCTCGTTCAATACTGCTAGAAATACTGCAGAAAGTCGAACTACCGCTACAAGTAGAACTACCCTAAGTTCTTTTAATACTGCTAGAAATACTGCAGAAAGTCGAACTACCGCTACAAGTAGAACTACCCTAAGTTCGTTTAATACTGCTAGAAATACTGCAGAAAGTCGAACTACCGCTACAAGTAGAACTACCCTAAGTTCGTATAATACTGCTAGAAATACTGCAGAAAGTCGAACTACTACTACAAGCAGAAATACTACTACTTCGTATAATACTACTACGACATATGTTACTTCTACGGTATATAATACTGCGAGGAATACGGCGGAAAGTCGAACTACTAATACTACGAGAGTAAGTGGAACAGTATTTACAACTACTACTGCATACACAACTTCTTCGGTATTCAATACTTCGATAGCAACTGCGGAAAGTAGAGGAACAGCTACAACTTTTGGAACTACTACTACGTTTAATACAGGTATTGTTACTGATAGGGGTACAACTACTACTTTTGTAACTTCTAAAGCGACCTCTACAAGTAGAGCTACCGGAACAAGCAAGAGTACTTCTACAACATTTAACACGACAACAACGTATACCACTACTTTTACAACAAGTATAGGTACAGACAGAAGTACAACCACTGTTTATACTACTTCAAGAGCAACGGGCACAAGTAGAAACACTACAACAGTTTATGCTACAGGGACTTCTATAGCTACTACAACAACGTATACTACTACATTTAATACTGATTTAGGTACTAGTAGAGGTACAACTACTGTATATAATACAGGACTAACTACAGCTACCAGTAGAAGTACAACAAGCGCTTTCTTAACAAATACAACTAGAAGTAGTACAACTGTTTACACTACTACGTTCAATACGGGTATTGTTACGAACAAAGGAACTACTACTGTATATGCAACAACTTTAGGAACTCTTACAAGCAGATCCACAACTTCTGTATTTAATACAAGTACTAGTCGTAGCACCGCGTCTACTTACACTACTACATTCAATACCAGTTTAGCGACTAGTAAAGCCACAACTTCGGTATTTAACACAAGTTTAGCCGTCTCTACAAGCAGAGGTACTAGCAAAAGTACAACTACTACGTTTAATACTTCGCAGTCTACTACAACAACGTATACTACAACATTTAATACTACTACTACGTTTAATACGAGTTTAGCGACTACTACATCGTATAATACTACTACTGCGTTTAATACAACTACTACGTATACCACCGCGTATGATACTGCTCTAGGAACTGCAAGAACTACTACGTTTAATACTACTACTACGTTTAATACCACATTAGGTACTACTACAACGTTTAATACTACTACGGTATTTAATACTACAATTAGTACTTCTACGGAGTTTACTACTACATTTGGTACTTCTTTAAGTACTTCGGTAGCTACTACTACTTCGTATAATACAGTATTTAATACTAATAGAAATACTACAACAACCTTTAATACAAGTTTAGGCACTACTAAGAGCACTGTAAGTTCATTTAATACTACGTTTGATACTAGTTTAGGTACAAGTGTTTCAACGACTACTACTTATAATACAGGTTTTGACACTAATAACACTACTACCCGCACGACCACTACGGCATTTAACACTGCATTTGCCACAAGTTTAGGTACATCGGTAGCAACTAATACTGCGGTAACGACAGTTTTTACCACGTTACGAACAACAAACCTATCAACTTCTACTTCAAACTCTACCAACACTGTTGTATATGAGAGAGTAACAGGTACAGGAACAACTACAGAAGTTGCATCAGGTTCTGACTATAACACATCATATTGGGACGGTTCACAATGGACGGAATAAAATTAGAAGAAGAATTAAAAGGTATGTCTAGGAGACTAGAGACTACCATTGAAATAATCATGGAGCATTTTCGAGAAACCGAAGAGCGTATCGAAGACTTGGAAGATAAAATAGAGGAGTTAGTAAATGCCCATAGAAAGACTGGCTGAGAATGATGTTCTAGGTAATCCTGCGGCACACTTTTTCAAGTCAGGAAATATAGTTAGGGGCAACGAAAACGATACTCTTGCTAACATGAAAGACCTTCTACCTAAAAATGGACCTAACGGTACTCGTGTAGAGTATGATGTTTGGTATGACTTAGGTGATAGAGAGCGAATTCATGGATATTTATATACAGATGCAATGGCAAAGTTTATATATGTTAGAGCAGCAGGAGCCTATCATACCCATCAGATTATGCAGAAAGCGTCACAGGAACCTATAACGGAAGAGGGAGAGAGAATATTTCAAGACTTGGCCACTAATAGTGTAGACAAGTACAAGCTTCGTAAAGCTAGATGTGAACATGATTTTGTTATTTTCTTGCCTGGTACTAATATTATTCAGGACGCTCTTGACTGGAATAAAATGGAGAACGCTATAAAACAAGGGGCAAAACTAAAGTGTCACCCTATAACAGCCCCTGGTTTAGTTGCCAACTTGAAACATAAGTATGGAGCAGAGAATATATTAGACAAAAAACTTTCTGGACATGAACTTATGACAAGTGCAAGCATAGTTGGCTGTTGCGAGAACTCCGAGATGGGTATAGTAGCTCTTGCTCAAGGTAAGAAAACTTATTTATTTGGGCACGGCCACAAGCATTTAACATATAGTGCCTTATACAATACAATATGGAAAGGGGGCAAAGCTAATACAGATAGACTAAAAGCTATTCTATCTTGTAAGTATGCAGGGCTAATCCCGTCTGTATCTGAAAATCCTCAAGAATACATAGATGCTTTTTTCAACCACTACAAGGAGATGCCTCATGTCAAGCCTAGAAATAATAATTCTTGAGTGCAATGATCTTACAGCTTTAACTGTAAACTCTATAAAAAAGAATATGCCTAGGGTTAAGTATAAGGTTGTTCCTGCTAAAGGGAAGAGTAAAATAGGCACAGCTTTAGCTCATGCAAAAGGTATTTCTTTAGTTGTTACAAGCGGTTTAGTTCTTGATATAAAACATGGAGATCTTCCCCCAGAAGAACAACTGCAAAAATATGCTTTATCTGTAAGTAGAGAAGGTGTTTATGTAGACCATCCTAAACATTCTACCTCTTATAAACTTGTAGATAGCCCAATAACAAAAGGTTTTATAGATTTATGTATCTTTATAATAAACCCTGCCAAGTGGTTCGAAATACCTGACAAAGATTCGGGCGTATTAGCAGATAAAAAACTATTATATATGCCTAGGTATATTAATCATAAATCTGACCCTATACTCAAAGATTGTATAGGGGGTTACGAGGCTTTTAAGTATGGAATGGCGGGAGAAACCGCAGCAGTTTATAATTATCTACCAAACTTATTGACAGGAAAAGCAACACCTATAGAAACATTTGCATACTGTTTCGATAAGCTGGCAGACTATACTAAAGGACTGCCTCCGTACAGAGAAAAACAAATACTTGCTCTAGCCAATAAAACGAAAACTAGAGTGGGTAAGCTGCGGCCTGCACTGCTTGCCGCTAAAGGAGACTAATATGGAACCCGAAGACGAAATTGCAACTTATGAAGGAGACGAAGCTTCCGGAGCTCCTCCAACGCCAGCACTACCTCCTGCAGAGGAATTGTAATGGCTATTTCAACTACTTTTAGTTTTGATGTACCTCATATCGAGGGAGACTTGGTTATTGGAAAATCTAATAATGTCGCGTCGGGAAAGTACATTAAAAGAGACAGCCTTACAGATGCTATTCATCACAATAATAATATAGTATACCACCCTACTCACTCTTTTCTTATGGAGCTGAGGAGTCTGCATATGCCTCTATCCGGTTCCTGGGAAATAGAGTGGGAGTGGGATTCTGGGCAATATACGGAAGCAGAAATAGATACTTTTATTAGTGTCACACACAATGACAATTTTATAGCAACTAAAGATTTTGCCAACCATAAAGTCATTAAAACTCTTGCTAATGCGGATATTGCTTTAAGTTCTTGGGGTACTGCGTTATGGATGAACTACGGTCTAGACTCAGCAAGCTGCACTTTTAGAGCAACTTCTGAAGGTGTCTTCGTTTGTATGGGTATATACAACAATAACTATACTTTATATACTGTAGAGTCTATAACAATAGAGGCAGGGGCATCACTAACTATTGATAAGCAAGGCACTACGTGTCACTTATACACTATGGGAGAGTTACATAGCGGGGATACTGCGTTACCTGGCTTTCGTATATACAACTTAACTTCTAGTAGCACAACTTTAACTAACAATAATAGTAACAGGGTTCGAATTACTCGAATCTATAAATAGGAGAAAAATATGTGGAACCCAATTAAAATATGGAAGCTAACAAGAGTTTTGTGGAGTAAAGGACAAACCGACCTCGATCTACCTAAAGACCAGCTAGAAACAGGAGATGTTATTAGAGAGTTGATAACACAGATGGAATTGCCTTCTAACTTAAGGTTAATGCGTCATTTTATGTCCTCTACCGCGGGTAGAGATATACTATGGGGCAGAGAAGACAAAAGTAAGAAGTATCAACTTGAGCAGGTATTACCTGTAATTACTAATGAAGAAACTATGAGTACCTACGCACCTAACACTGTAGGAGGGCATTATGGACATCTGATTAAACAATGGTCTTTTGAGGAGCTTTGGGCTAAGCGTTTTGATGAGCATGTTAAAGGTAACTTTGGTGGAGACGATTGGAGGCTTGAAGTAAGAAAAAATGTAGCTAGGCACGTCTTTTTGTGCCATGATTTTCAGCATATACTATTTCGCTACGATACTACGTCTTTGGGCGAGATGGCTATACAAGTAGTTACATATGGCACAACTAAACATTCGGGACCTAGATATGCATCTTGGGTGCTGGCATTAAGAGCCTGTTGGGACTATAAGAACTGGGAGCCTATGCGAATAAGAAAAGAAGCCATGAAAATAGTAAAAAATGTAGACCCTGCACTGTGGACTATGAATCCCTTGGATATTATAGGTAAAGATGTAGAAGAAGCTCGTAAAGAGTACAATATAGGTTTTCCTACTCGTTTTGCATCTTTTGTAAAACTACATGAAAAAGATTTTAGAATGGATAATATTCACCCAGAGTACGAGGATGCTAAATGGAAGGTTGGTAGAGTGCTATGATACCTAAATGGGACTTTCCTTTGTGGAAAAGACTTACAGGAAAAGAGCCTTGGACCTTAAAATTTGTACTAAAGTTTTTCGTTTTAGGTTTAGCTTTTAAATTAATAGTTATAAATGGTGTAGGGATTTTATTTTTTGGAATGGAGCCGCTACCTCTCTTACGAGTTTTAGGTCTATAAAAAAGCCCCAATTAAGGGGCTTTTCTTTTAGTCATTGGCAGATAAATATCTTTCCATTTCTTCTTTTAACTGTACTACATAGCCTGCTTGCATCATTTCGTATCTTTGCACCTCCAGCTCAGTATCTTCCTTCATACCTCTAGCGTACCCTATTTGACCTAGTACATGTTGTATACCTTTCGGTAGATCTTCGTAGTAATAATCTACGTCATCAATAGTTACCTGTTGCTTTTCAAACTCTTGTTCACTCATTTTTATACTCCTTATACGATCTCGCAAGCACCGCCAACACAGGCAAGTTCTTGAGATCCAGTTGTGTTATCTTCTTTTTCAAACTGAGCTAAATCTTCCCAGTTTACATTTTGTGGCATTTCAGATACTAATCTATTGTATTCTTCTTCGCTAATGTCCTCGTAAGGAGCTTGCTGATAAGTGTGATCGCTTGTTGGAAGTAAACTAATTCCAGAACATAGATCAAAATTATCCCAAATCCACTGCGACACTTGTAAGTACTCACTATCAGTGTAGTATACAGTCACACTCGGCTTGTGTTCACACCAATGATTCTGATAAGTCTTCCACAGCTTTAACTGATGCATTGCACCTACATCTTTTACGCAAGTACTTGCTTCAGGAGCCTTTACAGGAAAGCTAAAGACTACAGAGGTAGGAGACATTACATCTTGTTCCATGGGAAACCCTGCTTGTTCCATGTAGAGCGCAAGTGGGTCTTTTTTGTCTGAACGTACTCTCCTAATGTAATGCTTAGAAAACCGAGGATGTATGCCGGAAGCAGAGTCAACAAGCTGAGAAACAGTGCCACTCGGCTTAACACAAGTAATAGCCACAGACTGATTAACACCAAGCCTTTCAGCCCATTCTTTATTTGTTGCAATACTAACATCTCTCATTTCCTCTAGCCACACTGCTAGCATTGGTGACTCTGGGTCTCCACCCAAAATTTCATGATCCATAATACCTGTCAAACTTACACCAAGCAATGCCTCTTCTTCGGTGTTACGCTTCCAGCGCACCCGTAGATACCTAAAGTCTGTAAGAGTAGACTGCAATGTACCAATAATGGTAGCTTTGCGTACTTTCTCTTTTAGTGTTTCTAGTGTATCATCTGCTCGTACTACAACTTCGGATAAATTACAGAACTCATTGCTTCGTAGAATAATCTCAGAGCAAGGGTTAGTACCAAAATCGTGTTCTGCATCTCTACGGCCATTACGAGCTGCAATCTTCTGTGCCGCTACACGACTGAACAAGCCACGCTCACCAGACTTAGACTCGTATAGATTCTTCATCTCAGTTAAGAAAGCTTCAAAGTCAGGCTTCTCTGTATATGCTACAGAATTATTTGCTAAACGACGCTGGCCTTGATCTACCCACCACTGACCTGACTTAGCTTTTGACATACGTTGGTCTGATAGATTAGACAAACTAATCAGAGCAGATCTACGAACACCACCAACTACTACAATATCAGCAATCTTACAGCAGACATCATGGCACTCAATACTTGTGAGTTTACGTCCTTTTGATTTCTGGAATATCTCTACACAGAAACGGAACAAGTCTTGCAAAGGCTCTGGGCCACTGGCTCGACCACCAAAAGTCTTGAGTCTAGCACCTGCTGGACGTACTCGGCTCATATCCCACTGAGGTAACTTACCGGCATAAAGCATGGCAATCAACTCACGGAAGGCACTTGCCCATCCTAGCTTACTATCACTTACTACAATTGTAGAACTTGTTTTGTGGAATGTCTCTGCTACTTCTGGTAGCTTATTGATGAAGTTACGTTCTACACTAAAGCCTACACCTGTTCCACACATCAATACATACATTAGCTCGTCAAAAGCTCGTGGATGGTCGATATGCAAGTAACTACAGTTAAATCCTGCTACGTTATCACGCTTCAGTGCTTCACCTGCTGTCATCATACAACGCATAGAAGGCATAACTTCTAGTGCATGAATAGCATCCCAGATCTCTTGTCCGTTTTCATCATCTAACTGCTCTCTTTCCTTAAAGAAGTCAACATAGCGACTGCATGTCTCTCCCCATGTCTCACGACGTCCTTCTTCTTCTAGCCAACGGGCGTATCTACTCTTATGAATAAAACTTTGATACTGATCCATTATACCATTCTCTCCTCAATATTGGACACATTGTCCTTGCCTATTGCATCATCGCAATATGTTACTAAATCCATCAACTCGTAGTTTTTTAGCAGTACTTCTGCGTTTTCATTCAATTCTTGTATGTACTTGTATTTGCCCTCGATGGGTATACAATCATAAATTGACATGGCATCGCCATACTGTTCTATAAGTTGTTGTGCTCTTTTCGGCCCTATGCCGTTGATACCTGGGACATTATCACCTTTATCACCTGTTAAACACTTGAAAGAGATATACTCTTCTGGTTTAACTTCGTAGTGCTCATGCCAGTTATCTATTGTTACCTCTTTCCGAGTAACGTAAGAAAATCTACTTACACCGTCCTGAATCAATAAGTCCCAGTCTCGGTCACTAGATACCAGCCAGATATTTTCTAATCCGTACTGTTTTCTTTGCTTTACAAGGTGGGCAGCAAGATCATCTGCCTCTACACCTTTGTAGCGAAGAACGTCATAGCTTTCTGACAGTAATTCTAGTGTTTCTTCGTACTCTTCAAAGAAGTCAATAAATGCTTGCTTCTCTGCTTCAGTTTGTTCAGCATACTTATCTTTTCGATTCTGCTTGTACTCTGGTAATATCTCTTTTCTGTAGCTAGATGATCCCCAATCTGCGGTAATAATAATTTTACCACAATTGTAAGATGTTGCTAAAGACCTTACTGTTTCTACATACTGATCACGAAAATCTGTTCTGCCTTGATGCTTCCACCGAAAAGCTAAGTTTAGTGCATCTACTATGAGTACACCGTCTTGGTTGCGTTCGTTAAAATTAAAAGCCACCTATCCACTCCGTCTTTTCTGTTTTTAACCAATCTTCCATTAGTAGTACATAACAATTCAAAAAACGAATATACAGATACTCCTCTGTGTTTTCTGGCTTATTCTCTGTTACTACAAATACTTTAGATCGATCATATTTAAAAAATAGCATTGGCTTTTGGTCGCCACCTGCTGCTTGTACTACAACTTTCTTCCACCATCTGATAAGATTATTTGTTTTAGGTTGTGTAAATATCTTATCAGTGAGAGCAGAGTCTTTGTAGTTCTTTACCTCTATGCAATAATGATTTCTCTGATTAGGGACATATAAGTCCCCTTTCAGATATTCAAGAGCGCCCGAGGCAGGCACTCTCTCAAATTTCAGTCCGGTCGCTTCCCTCAGCATGTCCCTCACTAGGTACTCGCCTCTCGCTCCCTTCGCTCTCGAATCTACCATCTTCATCCTCTTCTTTCTTGGGGTCTGATACTGCTTGATCCCAGTTATTTTGTTGTGCCCACCACATTCTTCGTCTACCTGCGCTCATCCTTACTCCAATACGCTAGTGTTTCCATCCTTGACTACTTCGATTTTTTCTAACAGTGGGTGAGACCAACCATGAGAAACTAGATAGGTATTCATATCTTCTCGTAGTAGAACTTCTACTATACGTTCCTTTCCGGCATCATCAAGAACACTAATAACTTCATCTAAAAACAGTACATTGATTTTAGACTTTGAGATACTACTCATCAGTCTACGAATAGCTATCAAAGTAGCAGTATTTACCCTAGCCAACTCGCCAGATGAAAGTGCTAGAATATCTACTACATTACCGTTATCGGTGATTTGTACGTTTAACTTATCATTTGAAACAACAAACTCTAGTGTAAACCGGCCATCAGAAAGTTCAGCCAAGTACTCGTTTGCTAACTCTTCGAGTTCTCCAACTAAGTTTTCAATCTTGTATGCAAGTAAACCATTTGTGCTAAAAGACTTCTTCAATACTTCTAAATCCGCTTCTAGTTTTTGGTTACCTGCGAGTTTACCATCGTACTCTTCTTGCTGTTCAACGAACTCTGCTGTCTGCTCTTGTATTACTTGAATACGAGTGTTGAGTCTTGTTCGTTTTTCGTTTTCTGCTGCATTTTCTGCCAATTGGGTTCTGGCTTCGGATAATACACTCTTCAGTTCCGCGATTTTTGAATCCACTTCGGACTCCGCCAATATATCAGTTGGCAGAGATTTGTCGTACGAGCGATATAAGTCTTCCCAATTCTTTCGGTCTTTCTCGTTTTGTTCAAAAGTTGCATTGTTTGCTTTAATCTCTTGAATTTGAGGACGAATCTTCATAGCTTTGCCATGAGCTTCATCACGCTTTGTGCGCTCGCCTTCAATCATTGCTTTTTCAGAAGAGACATCAATAGACTGCCCACAAGTAGGACACTCTTCAGAAATTTTCTCTAATCTGTCCAGAGTCCGTTGAGCACCCGTAGCGACTGCTTGTAAAGACCCTAACTCTTCTTGTAAATCATCGTAAGACTCCCAACAAACTGTACTAGAAGAGATAGCACCAATGTCTATCTTATCGAGCATTGTTTTATATTGATTATTCTCTCGAATCTTTTTATTTTTTTCAGAGATATTTTCTTTCTCTGTCATCCAATGACGCAAAGCTTCTTCGTCTTCAGATGTATTAATTTGTAAATCTAACATGGGTAGTATGGATGTATCGGTCAATTTATTTGTTTCTAACCATTTTTCTACTGTTGCAAGTTTCCCTGCTATGGTAGATGACGTATTCGATACTTCTCTAGATGCAGATTTGAATACTTCGAATAACTCAACGTACTTTTCTAAATGTAGAAGATCAATAAGAAACTTCTTACGATTTGCATCTGTAGCAGTTAAGAACTGCAAACTCGCATTAGTATTTTGATATACTAGCTGCGAAAAGGTTTTAAAGTCAACTCCAAGAATCTCCTGAAGACTCTTGTAAGTATTCGTAGCCGTATGGCTAGAGATATCAGTACCGTTCTTTTCGAGTTTGACTTTAATGTTTGTTTTGCGATTAACAGTAATTTGATAACTATCGTCATCTTTAGTAAAAGACAAAGATATATTATAACCGTCATTCACATAGCGATTAGGAATGTCTGCTTTTTTGATACCCTTAGAGTTCTTGTTATACAGTGCTTCCTCAATGATTAACGGGATGGACGACTTGCCCATCCCGTTAGTACCAAGGATTTGTGTAACAGTATTGTCGTCTAATTGTAACTCATTACCAGAACCATAACTAAAGCAGTTATCCCATTTCAATGTTTGTAGTGTAATCATTGTATGTTCCTATGATGTCTGGTATTTTTTCAGGATTAATTTCTAGTATGTACGTTAGGTATTCTACTAGTTCTTGTTGTATACTCATCTCTTTATCCATAATAAGAGATGCTTCTGACTTTCGTTTTACTACTTTTTTATCTAGCAGTTCTGAGTTCTTTACTCCAGCTAGATCCTGCATATCCCCTTCTACTTCATAGATCGTGTGATCAAAATCAGTAGCAGTCATATCTTCACTACTTGTAACTGTCTTACGAATTAGCTGTGGTAGGTTAAACTCTTCCCACATCCAAGTCCAGTCTTGTTCGTTGATAAGCAGATATCCTGTTTTTACTCTACTTCTATGAAAAGAAGTAGTCATTGGACTACCTGGGTATACAATATTACGTTGACAGTTGCTGTGAGCGTGTAGATCACCTGCAAATACAACAGGGAAGTCTTCAAATAAATCTAAGTCAACTTCCGGTTTAACGTGTGGAGGTATCTCTCCTCTGACATGAGTGAATAAAGGCTGACTCGTATCAAAATGATCTATACTACCTTTGCGGTGTAAGTCTGCATAAGGTAGTATACCGAAACCTAAATCATTGTCTACATAGGACACATCTACTATATGAATAAGAGGATTAATATCTCTACTAACTTGCTTTAGTTGAGTAAAGAAAGTCTTATTCTTCTTAGTAGCTTCATGGTTTCCATCATAAATAATAGTTGGAATCTTTACTCCACGAATAAACCTGAAGTAAAGCTCCAACTCTTCCATATTCGGAAGACGATCAAAGAGATCGCCTCCGATTATGTGCATATTACATTCTTTTTCTAGTTCGTAAACTTGATCGAAGAACATTTGATAACGGTTTGTAGCCCATTTTACTGGAACATTCTTTTGCCCCAGCTTGATGTGCCAGTCTGCCGTAAAGAGAATCATCCTACATTAAACTCCGCGTCAAGAGCTTCGTCATCAGTCTCGTCACCGTGGTTACGAACTCGATCAAGCAACTCTTTCTGAGCATCAGCAGTAGGACGAGTCATTACATCATCCATAGACTTCAGATCAGCAATAGCTGCACGCTCTTCGTCTGTAAGAGGACGAGGCTTGCACTTCAATGCTTGCAACTGATACTCTACATTGTAAGGTAATGGGCCAGTCTTTACTCGCTTGAAGCAAATATCCCAGCCAGTTTCAGGGTCTGTAGGGTCGCCCAAGTCTTCTGCAGCAGTAATAATTTGCTCCCACAGCTTCTTCTTGAGGTTTACTACTTTGACTTCACCGTTGTCGATGCACTGAGTAGCATAGCTCCAGCCACATTTAAGGTCAGGATAGTACTCGCGTACCCAGTCTTTTTCTTGATTGTTGAATCGCTCAGAGTTTCTATCAAAAGATAGACACTCCATAGGAATGTTTTTACCATTCTCGCCTTGAATCCAGTAGACATAACGTGCAAGAATGTCGCCAACTACGCGCATTTTGTTGTCACCGTCTTTGTACTGAAAAGATGAGATTGAGGATTTTTGGGCTCCGCCCGTTTGCTTATTGAATGATAATGCCATTAGTGTATAGTCTCCAGTGTGACTTCTTCATAGATCAACGTTATTTCGTCGGGTAGTACTATGAGTAGCCTGTTATCGTTAATTTCTTCTAGAGGCACAGGACAATGTAGTGCGTCTAGCGTAGTTTTTTGTGTTGCAAAATAATCCGCTGTACTTCTAAGAGAAGCCAGTGCGTAATATATGCAAAGTTCTTTTTGTGTGTACTTATAAGAATTGTAAAGAAGCATTTCTCCATGAAGAAGAAAACTATCGCCTGTAAAGTCTTTATAGGAATATTTATAGATAGGGTCATACTTGTTACGAGGGATCTGACTGTTTACCAGCATTTCCATAATCATGTTACAAGTAGCAATATTTCCTTGCGCCGTATCAAAAACCTTTTTCCAATCAAATAAGAGCACTATTATACTTCCTTTTAAGCTTTTTGTCAAGAATTATTTTTTTCAAAGTCAAAATAATTACGATTTATGGGGAGCTGACGTGTATTTTCTTGCAGCGGTACAGATATAGAAACTCTTGCAGTCTCAGGAACAGCTTTGTGGAACATACCTGAAGGAATATACAATAAGTCTCCTGGGTGTAAAATTGTATCAATAACTGTTTTATACTTGCCAGCTTCTTCATCTTTCATTGTCATTCTACTGATAAAAGTTTTTCTGCCTTCTCTCATCTCACTTCTAGCAAATACATCATAAACTTTCCAATGTACTGAGCCTATTGCATGTACTAAGAAATTATCATCATGATCTGCATGAGCTTCAAAAGAAACAGCATTTTTTCTTGGTGAGCAATAAAAGTGAGCATCTGCGGCACTCTTTGCAAACTCAGTCTCCAAAGAAGAGGCTATAGCAGATATATTAGGACTAAGCATGGATGCTTTTGTAAGAATCATACTCCCGCCCTTACTCCATATATTGCTTACCATATCTTTGTCATACCAGTGTGGGCCAGTCCAGGCAGGATGAGGCTTGCTGTGTAGATTGTTTCGTTCCATACAGAGTTTTTCGCCATCAGGTTTAATTACTTGTAACCCTGACGAAGCCCTGTCATTAGCAACATACTCAGAAATATTCTTCCAAGTTGTGATGTTACTAAAGAAGTTTTTCTTAAAGTTGCCACCCCTTAGTACTATAGGCTTTTTTCCTTTGACAGAACTACGAAAAGCCTCTACTGTCATAGGAGCAACTAAATCTTCAAATGTAAATTTAGGTCTTATCATATTTGTTTTATCTCCCAGCCTTGCTTCATGTAGAATCCTACACGATTAGAGGCTTGCTTTCGAGCAGTATTTCCTTTTAGATGTATGTCTATAATAACAGGATCAATCTTACCTTCCTTTTTCCGAATCACTCGTCCACATAACTGTGTCAATAGTGGTTCATTGTTTACAGGGGTTGCCAGTATAAGACAGCTAAGTGTGTCTACGGATATACCCTCTGAGAAGATAGCCTGTGTTCCGTAAAGAACATTCTTATCCCCGTAGAGTATTTCATCTACAAGCGTCTCTCTGTCCTCATGCGATACATCTCCAGTAACGCATATTGATTTGTCTCCGGTAAGTTCAGAACAAGCCTTTAAAAAACTTACTCTATCACTTACTACTAAGACTTTGTGGCCTTTAGCGGCATAAGCTGCGGCTAAAAGTGCTATTGTATGTCTGTACTCTTCATCATTTGCCAGCTTTGTAACTCTGTTAGCCCAAGGGATTCTAGCTCCATCCATGAATCGTATCTCTGACGGTACAATGTGTACTGTAGGGGTCATATAGTTTTCTTTGGGTGGCTTGAAAAGAGTATTACCAAAGTAATCTCTGAATACAACGTGTTTTCCATCCTTTCTTTCTATAGTTCCCGATAGTCCTATCTTATATCTACAGTAATTTGTATCTAGTATCTTACTAAAGGTCGGGCTACTAACATGGTGCATCTCATCTAGTATGACAGTGCCAAACTCTTTACGAATCTTGTCTACGTTTCGGTATAGTGTCTGAGTATTGCCAATGACGATAGGAGCATCAAGTTCAAACTTTCCACTGCCTATAATGCCAGCCTTAATTCCGTAGACTTTCTCTACTTCTTTTGCCCACTGATTACGCAGAGGGACAGTGTGAGTAACAACAAGTGTCTTCTGACCAAGCTTACCTGCAATAGCTAAACCTGTAAATGTCTTACCCCAACTGACCCATGCGTTGATTATGGCGTTATCTTCGATTGCGTCATAAACATCCTTCTGGCTCTGTCGTAAATCAAACTTAAACTCGGGAAATTCTACAGGCTTGTTTACTCGCCTATCGACTATTTCGTAATTTGAGGGTATCAAATCCGTACGTCCAATAGGTAAGGAGACTAACCCGTTACGAATGATTCCCATATTCTTAATCACCTCAGGTGGATCAAGAGGATTGTGCGTAGGAATAGTATAAGTGAGTTCTTTGTCGATCCTCTCCTGTACTTCTTCGGTACAATCCATGTATATTCTGTGACTTATAACTGCTTTCACGAAGTCGCCTCTTTTAAGGCAGCTTTAGCGGCCTGCACTGACATATAGTTTTCAGGTACTTGCATACATATGTGTGGAATCTCTAAATCTTGTATCATAATGCTAAGAAGAGTATCCGCCACTGTAGTCCAACGCATACTAGGAACACCGCGCAATGCTACGCCTCCTAGATCCATTGTGGTAATCTTACATCTTTTATCGGGACAATTCCAGTGTAAGTTATTAGCATAATGATTCAAAGCTGCTTTCTGCGCGGCATACATATACCCTTTGGATATATTCGGTTGGGCGGCACGAGAAGATATGTTAAAAATTATCCTGTTAGGATCAAATCTCCACTCATTGAATACATACTCTAGCAATTCTACTTGCTTGAATCCAACGTGTGCATAGTTGATGAAACAACCATACTCATTAATATCTAGTCTACCTTCGAGTATATCTTCAATGCGACAGGTATCAATGGGTATAAGATCGTTAAGGGCAGAGTAAAGTGTACTAGTCCCGGTTATTAATGTTTTCATAGTGCTCCTTTACTAGCTCAAACGAGGGTTTTCCAAAGAGAGAACCGTCTACGCTACATTTATTGCAGGGAGACATAGATCTATCGCCCTTCATTAGTTTTTTACGAATCTTGGTCATAGGCTTACTGAACCATACATCGTACAGAGAATCTTGTAATAAGTTACCTACTACGTGCTCTCTGCCCCAATCATTACTGCAAAACAGTACATCTCCGTTCCAATCGACAAACATTTTATAGAAGGGGTAGTGGCAAGGCTTACCTTGTAACGCAGTAACACTGCTTTCCTCTACTCCTACCCAGTCCATAACTCCGCTTCGATTGTTCAGAATTAAACCATGCTTCTCAAAATCACCCCAATGCATACGGTACTTGTATCTATCCTGTGGAATATCTTTCATGATCTCATCAAAGTGTTCCATCTGCTCTATACCATCATAGAGGTTAATATACAAGATGTCGAGACCCCGTAGCGAGATCAAGTCTTTTGCATACTCCCCAGTCAATCTATCCCCATTAGTGTTGCACTCTATAGTAGCATCTGGTAAATTCTCTCTAAAAGCTGATACTATTTGTGGAAACTGAGGATTGAGTAAGTTCTCTCCGAACCCGCTGAGAGATATCTTGCCTTTAAAATCATTAGAAGCAAGCTCTTCAGCAATAGTAACAGCACCTTTTACGGTCATATGAAGGTTTCGGTTAGGAAACACCTCTGGATCATGTCTAGGGCAGAATACACACGTTCTATTACACAACTCTGTAGTATTAATTTCTACAGTAAGTATAGAACGCAGAGGCGAGTCTTTGGTATTCTTTGACCAGTGTGCGGCTTCTTGGTTTCTTCTGTGTTCCAAGAAGTCGTACTGGTCTACTGCTACTGTGGGTATCTTCATAAGTCTAGTTCATTCTTTGCGATAATGTAAGTTTTTACAAATTCAGATCTGACAATATCTTCTACCTCGAACTCGATAAAAGTAAACAGATCCATGCGTTTTAGAACTTGGAAGAAATCTTTGAGGCCGTTTGCCCTAAGATCTGCCTGTCTAAAGTCTCCGCAAAATATGATTCTACAGTTCTCGCCCATACGGGTAATAATAGAATCTAACTCATGGAAAGACATATTTTGACACTCATCAATAAGAATAACTGCATCTCTGAGTGTAATTCCTCGTATAAATGAAGTAGTCATAAACTCTACTAAGTTTTTCTGTTTTAGTATTTCGTAGGCGTCGCCTCTACCAAACAGATCATTAGCAATATCTTTATAAGGCTCTTCGTAAACAGAGGCTTTTTCCTTCTCTGTACCTGGCAAGAATCCAATATCTCTTGTAGGTACAGCACTTCGTATAATTACTAGCTTTTGAAAGGCTCCTTTTGCCATATCATCATATGCTAGGTACGATGATATAAACGTCTTACCTGTTCCTGCAAGTCCATGCAGAACAAGGTGCTTGTTAGATTCAAATGCTTTTAGCTGGTTACGTGTTAAAGGTTCTATTTCTTGCAGTTCAAAGTTGACTCCTGCAAGAGTTTTTCTTCGTTTTCCCATATATTATACTTTCTTTTTTGAGTCTTTGAGTTTCGTTTCCGAGTACTCATAAAGCACCCACGGAAGTCCATGTAAGTGCAAAACCCCTGCCCAAAGCATTCCATCTTCAGGAGGGCGTGGAACGGTAAAAGGAGTGTTATGTCCTTGTACCCATACAAGTGAAGCTACATATCTCTTCTCCACTCTTTTAATTTTTAAGTATTTTAGTGTTGCAAAGCGTGTCTTTTCGTACACAAAAGCTGTCCCTACGTTATCTATGAAGTACTTCTTACTCTGTTTGAGTATGCCGTTGTATGAAGTAACCATTTTCTTTAAAGGTAAAATATTCTTATGAGCAGTCTGCATACGCCTAGCACCAAGAGTTCGTCCTTCTTTGTTTCTATCGTCTACTATCTTATCTTCGATAAAAAGGAGTCCATCATGCAACTCCCAGTTTCCTGAAGGTAGTAAAAATACAGGATACTCTATGCTGGAGCGAAGAGTTTTATACGTAACTATCATTCTATTCTTCAATGAAGATAGGACGCATCTCTGTGCCCCGCAACTCGTCATCGTACTTAGCCCCTTCTCTAGCTGAAGGTATTATTCCGTGACGGTATATGTCTAGATTTTTTACTTTGTTCATCCATTTTACCGTACCCGGGCTTGCGCCTTGTTGATCATCACACATTTTACAAGGTAGAATAGCGCTTCTTTGATTGTTCAACAGTCTCCAACGTATCCTATTAATCTTAGGGTCATTTTCGTACATATCTATTAGACTTCTTTCGTGTACATTACCTATTTTTATTTGGTACTTCCAATCATTACAGCACATTTGGTAATTGCCGTGATAATCTATAAATATTTGGCGTATTGGATGATAGCATCCTGCTGTTTCACCTTTTTCACTGAACACCCCTGCTCGGTTATTGAACAAGTAAGTAAAATAACCTCCGTTTTCTTCGGAGGTATCTTTCTGAGGCCCTAGATTGTTTATCTCCTCTATAGAAAGAGTGTCAGGCTTGAAGTAGTGTTCTATTCTTTTACCATTAGGAAGATGCACATACTTTTCTCTCATATAATCAGAGTCTTGCTGATTAGTATAAGTGTTAAGTATTAGTTCATCAATTTTAGCATATACCGGCCAAAGTTTATCTATTCTATATCCATTGGTTGTTACTCTCACTTTCCACTTACGAGGTTCTTGAGTAACTAAGTCTACCACTTTTGAAAATTCTTTATGTAGTGTAGGCTCTCCTCTACCGGCTAACTCTATTACGCCACGAAAGTCAAAAGCTCTTAGTTCTGATAGCACTATCTCTATAGTTTCTAAACTCATATGCTCGTTAACATTGGGGTAAGACTTAAAGGTTCGAGGACAAAAGTAACAAGTACGATTGCATAAACCAGTTAAGTCTAAATCCACGCGATATAAGTAGTTCTTTAGGGTTTTAGATTTTTTCGCCATACATTTTCTCGAATTTTCCGCCTGAGTAGTCTTGGTGAACAATCTCAAAGTCACAGCCTACAGGAGCTCCTGGTATAGAAATACCTCTGTCCATCTGTATAAACTTGGCCAACTGCTCCATATATTCCTCTACTTCATCGTCTGGTACTTCGGCTAGAATGGAATCGTGTACGAGAGCAAAGATACGAGCCTTCTTACCAGTAGCTTTGATCCACTCACTCATGTCAATAGCACCTAGAAGGTTAATATCAGAAGCAGCAGACTGCACCAGAAAATTAAGACCAGACCTAACGCTATGACTCTGGATGCCTTTGTCTGTCGATGCGACATTTGGTAATCTCCTTTTTCTTCCGAAGAAGCTGTAAATGAAACCATTTTGTTGAATGAACTTCTGATTCTCTTCAATCCATGATTTTAATCTGTGGAACTCTTTAAAGTAGTCATCAATGACTTCTTGAGCCTCGTTTCTAGTGAAAGGTTTACCACTGTCTTTTGTGACTTGCTCACTAATCTTATTTGCTCCAGCACCATACATGATACCAAAGGTTACGGCTTTAGCCGCCTGACGTTGCATACTGTATAATTCTGCTACTTCACCTACTTCGCAAGGTAGCTTAAATACTTTGTGTGCAATCGCACTGTGGAAGTTACCTCCAGACTTAAACACGTCCATAAGTGCTTTGTCTTTTGCGAGTACAGCAGCTACATACACCTCTGCTGTGGTTAAATCCATTGCTACAATTTTGTGTCCTGGAGCTGCTTTGATACAACCTTTTACAATGGGATTATCTCTAGGCAATTGCTGCATATTGAGTTTACCACTAGAACTGAGGCGCCCACTAGTTGTACCGTGAAGGTTAAAACCTGTGCGTAAGCGGCTATCTCTGTCCAACTGCGGGAAGATTTTGTCCAAATAAGTATTCTTAATTTTGGACTTTTGTCGGATAGCAAGGATGAGGGCAGGGACTTCGGATTGGCTTGCCAATTCTCCAAGAACTTCCGCATCTGTGCTGTTTGCACCTGTACCTGTTTTCTTTCCAGTAGGATTAAGCCCAATGAAATCAAACAATAAACTACGAAGCTGAACAGTACTGTTAGGATTAAAATCTTTTCCATTAATTTGCTCAAATTTACTGATGGCAGGATGCTTGTATAGTTCCGCTACTGCTTCATCAATCTCATCTTGCATGAGAGACTGAGACTTCAGCAGACGCTGCTTATCAAACGGTACGCCATTGTCTTGGATGTCCGTTAGAAAACGGCAACCAGGAATTAGTATGTTATCATACACTTTTGCTAGACGCTTATTCTGCTTAATCTTTACAAACTTTTCGTAGATCAGAAAAGTACAGGCAGCATCCATACCGGCGTATAGTTTCATTACATCAAAGGGAATATCTCCCCAGTTGAAGTCGTTTTTGAGAATACCATTTTGTTTACGATAGTTATCGATCCACTGGTACATTGGCTTCTCATAGTCACCATAGATAGTATACTTCATAGATAACTGCTTTAGACCGTGAGTACCTGGGTTCTCATCAATCAAGTAGTGTAGAAGCATTGTATCTTCAAAGCTAGGGAAGCTGAAGTTAAAATGATACTCAAAGAATGCCATATCGAACTTGGCATTGTGGAATATTACTGTTTTCTTATCGAACAGCTCTTGCAACAGTTGTTCTGTCTCTTCATCAAAACACTCGGTGTCTATGTATGCACCGCGATCAGCTTCATAACTAAGACTAATGCCAAGCATATGGCCGTCACGTGGATAAAGTCCGGTTGTTTCCGAGTCAAGAGCAACGTAAGGAAGAGGGGCGTCAATAGCAGCACGTATAAAAGCATTGGCTTCCTCCGTATCTTGAATACCCCAAGCATTGTATGTAGTAATTACTGTGTCTTGCTTATCACCAGTAATGTACTCTATGATACTTTTCTTGGAGTCATCCCATGTGCGTTGTGCTTCGGGCTTGAATGCGAGCATGGCAGGGTTAATGACAGGCAGGAACTTCTCTTCGACTTTCTTGCCAGAGTATTCTGTGACCGAATTCACAGAGGTAAAGTACTTGAGTGCATCACTACCTACGACAATAATCCAGTCGTATGCGTCAATATCAATCTCGATATCGCAATCTCGTTTTAGTACTTTTTTAAGGTAGGGGTCAGAACAGAGCTGATACTGATCAAACTCGAACTCATCATCGAACTCCCTCTTGAAATTTGTCTTACTTGGTTTAGTTTCTACTAATGCAACTTTAGGCATATAATTTTCTCTTTAGTGTTTGTACTGATTTTAAGGGTAGCGCACCTGGATCTGTGTCCTTGAGAGCTACATTTCTTGATAGCAAGCCTACTCGCTCTGCCATCTCTTTCACTTCTTTTGCAGCATTCTGACCTGCATCGTCTCCATCAAAGAAGATAATTACTTCCTCTACACCTTGTATAGAAAGCATACGTAGTTTATCTTCATTGATGTTCTTTGTTCCAAAGCAACACACTGCATTGTCTAGTCCTTTATCATGCAGATTAACCATATCATAGATACCTTCTACCAATATGACAGAACCTTGTATAGGATCTACTGGAGGATACAAAGGCATCTTCGCACCCGCAGGCGAGATCATGTACTTTGGTGTGCCTCCTGTAGTGTGACGACCATTAAATGCTACAATTCTACCTGATATATCTCGTACTGGAAATACAATACGACCGATATGGTCAGGGTCATGATGTTGAAAAGCTTCAAACTTCTTGTATGTCTCAGGTTTGATTTCTCTCCAACTACCCGTGTAGGGTATAATATTTTTGGGGAAAGACAAACCAACCGACTCAGACCTCTTCTCTCTAATTTTCTTTTTTAGTAATTCTCGTCTTAGTTGTAGTTGGTTTGCCTTTTCACCAAAATGGGTAAAAATGTTTCCTTTATAACCACAGGAAAAGCACTGGAATACTCCAGTAATCTTATCAATCCGCATACTAGGATTTCTATCCGCGTGCTCAGGATTGAGACAGCTAACGATAGCATCTGCGCCTTTGGGTATAAAATAAACATCTTTTGAGGTTAGTAGTTCTTCTACTGTCAACGTCCAATATCCTTAATGTTTTCTGTACTGATTACTTGATAAGCACCTTTGTTATAGGCAGGTGCAATTGTATATTTACTAGCTAACTTTGGTTTTTCTACTAACTCTGTATTATGGCCGCCCTGATCGCAAGACTTATACTGCGGAGTCTCTCTACGATAAGTAGTAGTTTCTTCTAGGGGCTGAAATTTAGGCGTGTAACGCTTAGACTTGGGCAAAGGCTTTCGCTTTCTACCTGAGCTAGTGTGTCGTAAACTACCGAATGTAAGTGCCATATGCTTTATCCCCTTTTAAGTATCCGTATATTATACGCAAAAGAAGATAAAAAGTCAAGAAATATTTTTAAAGATCATCAATGTCTTCGCCAGTCTTGTGCGAGGAATCGTCTTTCTCTTGAGGAGTCATTGCAGTCTCTGGGCCGATCTTTAGGCTGTCCCAATCTACTTTAGAACTGAAGGAGTTCATGGAAGCTGAACGCATTTTTACACAGTTAAATGTAATGCACTCGTCCTCATGATCCCAAGTCTCCAAAGCATAAGCGGCATCTGCCGCATCAAGAATACCTTTAGCGAATCGTGCTTCACCAGTTGCGTCTGTTTGGTAGGGAGATATTACAGTACAGTCATACTCTTGTGCCATTGACTTCAATGCTTTACTTACTTCGATCTGTTCAGTCCAATCGTACTGACCTCCACGAGAAGGTAGACTCGACCGCTTTACCTGATTAATATAGTCAACAATAATGACGCCAACATTCAAGGGCTTAACTTTTTTGTCAAGCTCTGCACGAATCTTGGAGAGAGTGAGAGATGCATCATACACTACGTCCAACTGCTGAGTCGGGAGAAGCTCGCAGGTGTTTTTTAGTGATGTATGCAACTTCTCAAAGTCACGGTGTTGTCTATACTCCTTCAAGCGGTCTTGTCCATCAACATAGCGACCTGCCCACCACGTAGCTACTTTCTCCCACTCGGTAACACTCAGATTCTGAGTACGGAGGCGAGAAAAAGGAACTTCTGTAGCGATAGAACAGCATCGTTGGAGGATCGACCGGCTATCCATCTCAATAGTGAAATACATAGCCGATCTACCTGAAGCGTAAACACTGGTTGCAATGTTTGCACAAATGACAGATTTACCAGCACCCCGTTTACCACCGAACATAACAAGATCTCTAGGAGAGAACTTTATGTCGTGGTCGTACTCTTCATTGAGTCCGAGGGCCATATACCTGGCTAAATCTTCTTCTGGCTCAAACAAGTCAATACGTTGCATACTTTCTTGTGGGTCTTCGAGATCAACCTTATCTTCAACGTCTAGGACGATCTGATGTAGGTGGTTTACTGATTCCTGAGCATTCTCAAATGCAACAGAGTTTTCAATATAATCTTCGAGTGAGTCCAGAATTTCTTTTTGAGTGTATTCGTTCTTCAGATACTCAAGAAGCATCTGAGGGTCTGCATCGACCTCGACTGCTTCTACTGCGTAGAGTTTCTCTCGAGTAGCTGAATCACGAATCTCAAACTTTAGATCTTCAATCGTAGGCATTCTATGGAACTCTTCACAATGCTTATCAATAATCTTATACAGACTATGATACTCAGTTGCAAAGTATTGCTTATGCGCTACACTCCAGGTCTGAAAGTCCTGTAGCGTAAGCACTTGCTTAATAAGCGCACTAGCGATGTTCAATTGAAAGTCTCCCGATTTCAAATCTAAAATGTAGGGTAGACCCCGAAGAGCCTACCCTTGTGTGTAACTAAGAAGGATTAAGCTGAAGCTTTTTCTTTCTTAGAAGCGCCATCATAGTCAGCGGCTGAAAGGCCACGACGGGTGAGCATAGTCTTAACGCCACGGGCGGTCTTACCAATTTGCTCTGCGATAGCTTCGACAGTTTGGCTACCAATGTCAGCGATGTCAGCCAAAGGATCTTCCTTAGAAGCGCCTTTAGTAACTTCCTGCTTAGGGATAGCATTGATGTCGCCTGAACGAAGCAAGCTAAGAGCTTTACCACGTACAGAGTTTACTGAACGGTCTAGTGCATTAGCGATAGCTTCTACGAAAGCGCCATCATTGACCATGCCAATGAAAAGAACTTCTTCGTCAGCTGAGTAAGTGCGAACAGACTCAACTTTAGGAGCAGGCTTAACGTGACCAGTCAGTTCCATAGACAAAATCTTGCCTTGGATTGACTTAGCTGAGAATGCGCCATCTTCAAAGTGAGAAGCGATTTCAGCATAAGTGTAAGTGCCGCTGTTGTCAGAAACAAAAGCTGCAAGGGTAGCTTCTTGAGCATCGCTAAATGCGCGTGAAGCACTGGCAGAAGCCAGCTCTACATCGTGACCCATCTTGCGCAATTTGCTAGAGATAGAACGAGTAGAGGTTTCAAGGTTTACTGCTGCTTCTGCAACAGTTGCTTGGGATACAGGTGATTCATCACCTACAAAATCAGTAAGAGCGGTAGTACGCTCGTCAGTCCACTTAGGAAGTGCCATGATATTATTCTCCAATAAAATCTAAAAGGTTAGTTATGATTTGAACGCCAGCATCTCTGGCCTTCTTAGTTTTCGCAGATTCAACTCCGCTTTCGTTTACTAGGATGGTGACATCCTTAGTCAAGCTCGTCTTGACCGCATAACCAAGCTCTTGTAGTTTGTTATGAGCCTCGGCTTTCGTTTTGTAACTGGTAAGTTTACCACTAATACAAACCGTGCCGTGGGTTATGTTTGTTGTTTGAGTCTTCTCAAACTTGAAGCTAAAAGGTAATAATGATACTTGGTAATATTCATTCTCAAGCCATTCACACAAATTAGCAGTAGACTTCTCACCAAGTCCAGCCTGTCGGCACATATCGTAGTCTATATCTTCGATGTCTTCGCAGACTTTGGATAGTTTTTCCGATGCTGATTTACCAATGAGAGGTATACTAAATGCAGGCAACAACACGTTAAGTGGAGCACCGCGAGAGCGTTGCAACTCATCTACTAACTTTACAGCAAGTCGCTCTGAGCCTAGTGACTCGGCGATGTCTTCTACGCTTCTATCATAAAGTTCCTCTAGGGAGACAATATCTAGTTTAGCAATAGTAGCAGGGCCAAGACCTTTGATCTTCAAAGTCTTTGCAAAGTGTTCGATAAGTTTTGCAACTTTCTCACCACAAAGTGGATTTTTACAATACAGAAGATGATTCACACTTTCTAACACCGAACTACAGCTAGGGCAGTTTGTTGGGGCTTCGATAATGGTCATCGTGATTCCTCTGAAATTGAAATAGTATTATACGGACTTTTAAGGTTTCTGTCAAGAATTATTTTTTTGCAGGTAGCAATCAATCTAATCTCCTGACAATCCGAGGTATGATCTCGCCAGAGCGGATAACCTCTACCTTACAACCTATCTCAAGATCAAGGTCGCGTATATACTCAATATTGTGCAGAGTTGCTCTAGCAACTGTAGCTTCACCTATAACACAAGGCTCTAGGATAGCTACTGGACTAACAACTCCACTCTTACCCAACTGCCATACTACATCCAACAGCGTGGTCTCCACTCCCGCGACCTGCTCTTTCAGAGCAAAGGCACCTCGTGGGTGTTTAGCGGTGTAACCTAACGCATCGAATTTTGCATTTGACTTGAGACGATATACTTTGCCATCCTGAGGATAGGCATCTGCTTTAAAGCGAGTAACCACATTTAGACCCATCTTATGTAGTAGCTCAAGGCCACAAGCATAATTAGCAGTCCAACTTGGTGTAACATCGTATGCTACAAATACTAACGGGCGTTTCTTGAACTCTTCTAGACCCGAAGATCCTTTAAGTCCTAGCGACCCCGAAGCAAAATTCCGAGAGTTAGGTACACTACTTGGGGCAACAACTTCGCCAGTAATCTGCATGAGTCCAGTATCTCTGCACTCATTAGGGACTAACTGACGCATCTTATCTGTAATGTCACGACCCTGAATACCATCTCCACGAGTGAGAGCGAGTTCAAGGTTGCCGTCAACATATAGAAGAGACACTGCTGCACCATCCAACTTAGGGGTAACAATACATTCATCAATAGGCAGAGGAGCATCGTTGAGGTCAAAGCACTTCTGAAGAGAGTACATCTGGTACGCGTGCTTTACAGCATCTGTAACAGTGTAGCCCACTTTAGTATAGTTGTGCTTGTCTGCTAGAAGGTCAAACTCCGCATCAGAGATAGCGGGGGTACCTTCGTAGTACAACTGGCTCATCTTGTCTAAAAAGCTCTGCATGGTATTCTCCTAAATAAGAAAGTATATTATACGGAACTTTAGCAAGATTGTCAAGAACTATTTATACATATCCTGAATTAGATCTGAAAAGTGTTCTTCAATCAAACTTTTAGACTCTGCTAGAGATAGTATCTCTATCAAGCCTGCAAACATCTCTCTTGAGTTAGAAAGATCAAGAGGCATTGCTACTCCTTCGGGTGTTGGTTTCCATTCCTCTTCAAAATCCATATAGTATTTACGCAAGTGCATATACTCTACGCCTCGAAAAGTATTAATGGTAAGCCTTATCTGTATTTCTTTTACTTCATCATAATGTATAACACGAGAGTATGCTTCAGGAGCCTGGTATAAGTCCATTATCGTCTACCCTCATTTTTGAGAATAGATGATAAAGGTACTACACTAGACACATTTGAAGGTCTGAGTAATCGGTATGAGTCAGTATCCCAGCAGAAGAAAAGAAGAGTGTCGTCAGTTTCCTTGGCTCTATTCTTCTTTTTCTGAATATAGGGAGTTGTGAAGTCCAAAGTACAAACATTGTACTTTAACTTTTTGGAGTGCTCACTACGATAAGTAATAATGGCATCCCCATAGTCGCGCACTAAATGTGCCAGTTCTTGCTTTTTCACTATAGCTCCTTGGTAGTATTTCAGCAATCATCATTGTGAATCTACTTACTGCAAGGTCTATATTTTAGATACAAAAATACCCCGCTAGACGAATCTAGCAGGGTCGGTATTTAGCCTTCGTTAATTGCTTGAATTACTTTGGTAAAATACTGAGATGCTTTGCCAGTAAGTTTAGCAACGATTTCTTCGTCTACTTCTTGGCCTGCATCTCCGAGGGCGGCAATAAGTGCTTCTGCGGCTGCTGCTTTAGATACACGGGTACTACCAGCTCCATTAGATCCACCACTAGCTTTAGCGGCAGGTGTTTTCTTAACATAAACGCCAGCTTTTGTTAAGATCATACGAACACCGTTAGGTGACTCGTCTAATTCTTCTGCAATGTCTTTTACAATCTCCATAGATGTTTCTGGAGTTGGTTCTGCTTCTTCATACAGACTTACTGCCTGTGCTTTCTTATCGTCATCCCAAGCCACTTTGCGTGTCCTCTTGTTAGGGTTTTTGTTACCTGGGCAGTCGCCCAGACTTTGTAGTTGTTGAGTATAGAATCGGTCGCCCAATGTTATTCTCCTTAATTTGAAAAGATATTATACGGCAATTTTAACATCTTTGTCAAGAATTATTTTTTACAACCTCT